GTAGATAACGCTAAGTTGTTTGTTCCAGAATTAATAGGTTGACCATTTCTTTCAACGGTCACATTGTTAGATCCAAAAGTTCCTCTTGCATCAATAATAACTACTTCATCACCAATTGCTGGACCAGCAGGTAAGGTAACTGCAACTGTTGTTGCAGAAGTGTTTATTAAAAGTTGATCACCTGCTACTGCTATGTATGTACTAATAGCAGAAGAAAGAATAGTAAAGTATCCTTTTTGCGTAATAGCTTTAGTTGTATTAGTGCCGTCTGATTTAAGAAGCATTATTGCTGCTATTGGAACGGGTATTGCTGTTCCACCTGCTGTCTTAACACTTAAAGTAAATTTAGTATTTGTTCTAGCTGTTGCGTCTTCTATTATAAAAACTCTTTCAGAACCGGCAGGCATAATTAAAGTTTGATTACGAGCTAAAGTACCTGTTAATTTAAAGTATAAATTTTTACCATTAGATACTGCTCCGTCTGTTAAGGGTACTGTAATATCTGCATTACCAGTCATGGCTAGAGATAAAAAACCTGAAGCTGCTTGTTGTAAAATTTGTAAGTTAGTATTAGTAATAGATCCCCATAGACCAGCTTTTTCACCAGTTGCTACAAGTTCTAATTTTAAATCGTTTGAATAAGTTGATGCCATATTAGTAAGGTTCTATTTCTGTCCAAGTCATGTTTACACCAGGAATGATATCATTCCAAGTAATAATTCCTAGTTCTCCAGTACCTGCAACTAATTGAGATCCTACAGGAGTTATTAACGCTGTTCCAGTTACTGTAACACTTCCTGTTGATAAGGTCAACGCATTTCCAGTTACATTTGCTGTAGCGCCTCCAGAGGCTACGACTGTGCCAACACTTAATGTAGTAGCATTACCAGTAACAGAAAGGTTAGCATCTGCACTAATTGTTACAGTTCCTGTACCTAATGTTAATCTATTTGGATTTGGAATTTCAACAATAGTACCTGCTATAATATTAACATTACCAATACTAATCTCTAAGGCATTACCTGTTACTTGTATTGTTACATTGTTGTCATCATCGACCGTAGAAAAAGGTCGTTCTGCAAATGAGGCAAATCCGAAGAGCATTGGTTAACTCTCCAATGTTTCTATTCTAGATTTTAAACTATCGTTTTGTGCTTTAAGTTCTTTGATAGCATTAATCATGTACCAAGTTAGATTAGTTGGATCAACTGTTTTAACTCCAGTAGATTCTGTCTTAACCATTTCTGGTAAAACTTCTTCCAACTCTTGTGCAATAGCACCTAATTGAATACCTTCTTTATTGACAACAGCTGATTTTTTAAATTCTCCAAAATCAGTAATTTCATCTAAAGTTCTGTATTCAAAATTTCTAACTTGTATTTGATTAATTTTATCTAAACCTGTTGTGTTATCTACAATGTTTTTCTTAATTCTTCTATCAGATGTTTGTGAAAATGCAGTAGCATTGTTACCAGCAAAAACTGCACCACTATTAGCACTTATAAAAGCTGTATTAGCACCTTTTGAACTTGTTGCACCATTTGCAGTTGCTAAAACTATTTGGCAACCAAGGTTAACTGCTGAACCTGTAGTAGCAAAACCAATAAATATGTTTCGATTACCTGTAGTGTTATATTCTCCACCATAATTTCCTATTCCAATATTACCTTCACCTGTTGTGTTTCCTACTAAAGCGAATTTTCCAATTGCTGTATTACTTGCACCTGTTGTATTAGCACTTAAAGCCTCAGAACCCGTAGCAGTATTATTTGCACCTGTAGTGTTTCCAAACATTGTTTTTCTACCAACAGAAACATTACTAGCTGCTGTTGTGTTAGCTGTTAAAGATAATTTTCCAATTGCTACATTGTAAGAACCTGTTGTGTTAGTGTCAAAAGCCTCTGCTCCAACTACTGTATTACTAGCACCTGTTGTGTTTGCACCAGCAGCACCCATACCAACTGCTACATTAGAAGCACCTGTGGTATTAACTTGTAAAGAATAAGCACCAAGAGCAGTATTGTTTGCACCTGTTGTGTTCAGTTTCAAAGCTACATTTCCAACTGCAACATTATCATTTGCTGTTGTGTTACATAATAAAGAATTTTTACCAATAGCTGTATTACAACAACCTGTTGTATTTCTTTGTAAAGCAGCATTTCCTATGCCTGTATTATCTGAACCTGTTGTGTTTGCATACATAGCTTCTCTACCAAAAGCTGAGTTTCTATTACCTGTTGTATTAAACAGTAATGAGCCATAGCCAACAGCTGCGTTATGACAACCTGTTATGTTAGTTGTTAAAGCACAAACACCGACTGCTGTGTTTTGAGCTGCTGTAGTGTTTGCATCTAAAGCTAAAGCACCTACTGCTACGTTTTGTGTACCTGTTGTGTTAGCACATAAAGATTTAAATCCTACTGCTGTGTTATTAGCTGCGTCATTTGCTTTTAAAGCATAATTACCTACTGCTACGTTATTGTCTGTATCAGTATTAGTACACATAGCATCTAATCCAATAGCAATATTAGCAGTACCAGTTGTATTTGATTTCATAGCACAAGTTCCAACTGCTGTGTTATTATTAGCTGTTGTGTTAGCAGCTAAAGCACCTTGACCAACTGAAACATTACAACAACCTGTTGTGTTACATTCCATAGTTGATTTTCCAACTGCTGTATTATCAGCACCTGTTGTAGTAACAAACATTGATAATCTACCAATTGCCGTATTGTTTGATGCTGTAGTACCTGCACTATATGCACTTGTACCTACTGCCGTATTTTCTCCACCTGTGGTATTAGCATCTAAAGTTCCTGATCCTATACCAATATTACTTGAGCCTGTTGTATTTGCAGCTAAAGAACCATTTCCTATTGCTACGTTAGAGCTACCTGTTGTATTTTTAGTTAATGCAAGATATCCCAATGCTGCATTACTAGTTCCACTTGTTAAATCATCAAATACTTCATGACCTAAACCAGTATTTTTTTGAGCGCCATCTAAAGTTCCTGTACTACCATCAGTATTAATAAGTATGCTTCCATCAAACTCTGTTGATGGACCTACAATAGATATTGCATTAATTGTACCAGAAGTAGTTTGATTACCTGTTAAAGCTAAAGCTGATCCATTAAAGGTTAAATTAGCTTCTCCATTTAAACTATCTGCATCTGAATAAGTTGCTATTCTATTGTTTGCTCCATTGGCAGTAGACGTAATTGCTGCTGCTGCAACACTAGCAAAAGATAAAACACCCGAACCATTTGATTGTAAAAATTGGTTAGCATCGCCATCATTATTTGGAAGAGTTAATGTATAGGAAGCTGACGCTGAATGAGGTGGTGCTTTAATTTTAACACCATGTGAGTTTTGAGAACAGTTTAATTGTATTGTACCATCCGTAGTTCCATCACCTTTAATTTCTAATCCAGGTGAACCTGAAGTTGTAATAAAACTTGTCTTGTCTTTTGTAACATTGGCCGCTGTAATATTTGCTGTTACTACAGAATTGGCAGTTACTAATTTTGAATCTTTAATAGATAGGCCATCGACAGTCACACCATTGGCTGATGTTACTTCATCTATACTGTCTACCTTTAAAATCGATGACATATTAAACCTTTGTTTTTAATTAAGCTGTGTATGCTTTACCAGCAGTAATAGCAGAATTAGCAGCAGTCATACTCTCATTAGTCCAATAATCTTTAGCAACCATAAGTTCTAGGTGTTCAACGTTTCTATCAACAGCTGATTTTTTATCAGCAGCTTCATCGTCAATCATTGATGTACCAGCAATAATGCCATTAATTAATTCAACACTGTGTCCCATAGCTGTATGATCTTGTGCTATTTCTTCTGCAGTTTTTACTTCGCTCATATTATATCCTTGTTAGTTAGTTGCGCATGCAACGGGTTTAAGTTTACCAAAATTCCTGTAAGAATCAAGAATTAACTTGGGTTCTACCATATTATTACGTGGATCGCTATCATTATATCTAGCTTCATCCCACTCATTTCCCATATGAAACTGTAAGTTTTTATTATGGGAATAACCAAATTGTGTCCAACGAGTGCTTCCCCAAACAACAACTCCAGCTTTTTTTGCTGACGGTGAGAAGTGTTGTAGGCAACTATCTATAGCGACAAACCCTTCTGCATCTTTCAGCATTTCATGTAAGTGTGTCCAGTGTAAATCACATCTGATTGTGCCATTATAGTGAGGCTCATTAGGTAAAACACAGTTGATAATAGTAGTATCTTTATACTCTTCTCTTAACATATTAACTACTTGTTGAGCTAAGAAAGGTTGGTAATTTCTATTGGGATTAATGTTTGTGTATTGATTACCAGGATTAAAACCAGCTTGAGGTTGACCACCAGAGAATTGAATCATTATATATTTACCAATCTCATTCTTAGTTAACCATTCTTTAACACTATCTTTATGATGGTCTGTATATAATTTAGGGACCATAGACGGCGTATATTCAACATCATGATGTTGACAATAACTTTCAATAATATGATGTTTACCAAATTGAAAATTAGATTTGTAAGGCTCACAGTAAAATATATTATCTGATGCCATAATTCTTGGATCAGTTAAATGTAGTGTTTGTTCTAAAACTAATTTGACATCTGGGTTACTGGCAAAACAACCTATGTAAGGTGTGTATATTTGCACATCTGCTTTCTCTTTTAACTTAGGTATCAATGCACTAAACGTAGTACATTTACCTACTCCGCCTTCTACGACATATGTATTTAACATTCTCTTCTCTCTTTCGTTATTTATTTTTTAGTAAGTCTATTTCTTTTTTTAGTTCTTTGATAGCATTAATCATGTACCAAGTTAAATTACTTGGGTCTACTGATTTAACTCCACTT